GACCCTAGACAACGATCTGCCAATGGTCAGACTAAGTCAGGACTATATGCCTTGTTCATTCCTATGGAGTGGAACTACGAGGGTTATATAGATGAGTATGGTTGGCCTGTATTTGAGGACCCAAAGAAGCCTGTAAAGGGAGTTGATGGTGAGATGATTTATAACGGTGTAATTACCTATTGGAACAATGAGGTAGCAGCGTTAAAGTCTGATGCTGATGCACTCAATGAGTTCTATCGTCAGTTCCCTCGCACAGAGTCTCACGCGTTTAGAGATGAGTCAAAGCAATCGTTATTTAACTTGACAAAGATATACCAACAGATTGACTATAACGACTCGATGATAAAGGACCGCGTCATTACTAGAGGCTACTTCCATTGGAAAGGTGGAGTAAAAGATAGTGAGGTTATTTGGACGCCTGACCCTAAGGGTAGGTTCTATGTGTCATGGATTCCTGAGCAGGGATTAAGGAACCGTATTGTTTATAAAAACGGAAGAAGGTTCCCGGCAAATGAGCATATCGGAGCGTTTGGATGTGACCCCTATGATATCTCTGGAGTAGTAGGTGGTGGTGGATCTAATGGTGCGCTACATGGTTTAACTAAATTCCATATGGAAAAGGCTCCTACAAATGAGTTCTTTTTAGAGTATGTAGCTAGACCACAAACTGCTGAGATATTCTTTGAGGACGTATTAATGGCATGTGTATTCTATGGTATGCCAATACTACCTGAGAACAACAAGGCCCGACTATTATATCACTTCAAAAATAGAGGATATAGGGGCTATGTAATGAATAGACCTGACAAGCAGACACACAAGCTATCTAAGACTGAATTAGAGCTTGGTGGAATACCTAACTCATCTGAGGATGTTAAGCAGGCTCACGCGGCAGCTATTGAGTCTTATATCGAGGAGTATGTTGGTTTAGATAGCGAAGGAACTTATAGAGATTCTGATTCAATGGGTTCTATGTATTTTACTAGAACATTAGAAGATTGGGCTCGATTTGATATTAATAATAGAACAAAACACGATGCCTCCATCAGTTCAGGTTTAGCCATTATGGCTACACGCAAGTATATGTTTACACCTGAGAAGAAGGAATCAAAAATAAGTATTAAATTTGTAAAATACGATAATCGTGGAAACAGAAGCGAAATAATAAAATAATGGAGAAACCACAAGTTTTAATTTCCCAAAGGCCGTTCCCGAATCAGATGGCTACCGACGAAGAGAAAGCTACTTTCGAGTACGGTCTTAAGGTAGCAAAGTCTATTGAGGGTGAGTGGTTCAAAAGAAAAGCAAATTCGTGTAGGTTCTATCATCAGTGGGGGGAATTCCACCGATTGAGGCTATACGCAAGAGGAGAACAGCCAGTTCAGAAATATAAAGATGAATTGTCTATTAACGGAGATATGTCTATGTTAAACTTAGACTGGTCTCCTATTCCCATTATTCCCAAGTTCGTAGACCTTGTTGTAAACGGTATGTCTGAGCGTCCTTATGCTATCAAGGCAGAGGCACAAGACGTTATGTCGGCTGAGAAAAAGAATATCTTCCAGGATATGATCGAGGCTGATATGGTAGCAAAAGACTTCCTTCAGTTAACTAAAGATGAGTTTGGTGTTGATGCATTTAATGTTGATCCAAACGAACTACCTGAGAACGACGAAGAGTTGTCATTGTACATGCAGTTAAAATACAAACCAAGTATTGAGATCGCAGAAGAGGTAGCTATTGATACATTGCTCAAGATGAACGACTATGAGCATATCAAGAAGTTGTATGACTATGACGTTACCACTATCGGTATTGGAGCTGTGAGACACACATTTTTAGTAAACGATGGTGTTAAGGTTGACTACGTTGACCCGGCTAATATGATCTACAGTTATACTGAGAAAAACGACTTCTCTGACTGTTATTATTTTGGTGAGGTTAAGATGGTTCACTATACTGAGCTACTTAAAATTGATCCTACACTTACAGACGAGCAACTTCAAGAAATTAGAAACGCTAGCTCTGCATGGTATGATTACTTCCCTATTGTAAGAAATTACCAAGACGACTCATTCTTAAATGAGGTCGTTACATTATTATACTTCAACTACAAAACTGACAAACGTTTTGTATGGAAAAAGAAATTACTTGAGAACGGAGGAGAAAGAGTTATTCGTAAGGATGAGTCATTTAACCCAGTCATTGAAGATGGAATGCTATACGAAAGAGTAGAGGCAGTTCGTGATGTTTGGTATGATGGTATTCTTGTTGGAGGTTCAAATATCCTTGTCAAGTGGGAGATGATGAAAAACATGGTTAGACCTAAGTCAGCTACTCAAAAAGCGCTTCCTAACTATGTGGTACATGCTCCAAGAATGTATAAAGGAAACATCGAGTCTTTGGTTAGACGTATGATTCCATTTGCTGATCAGATTCAGTTAACTCACCTTAAGCTACAACAAGTCATGGCACGAGTTGTTCCGGATGGTGTATTTATCGATGCCGATGGTATCAATGAAGTTGACTTAGGTACCGGTGCAGCATACAATCCGGAAGATGCGTTGAAGCTATACTTCCAAACAGGTAGTGTTATCGGACGTAGTTATACTCAAGAAGGTGAGTTTAACAATGCGCGTATTCCTATCCAAGAGTTAAATACTAACTCAGGACAAGGTAAGATGGCTGCATTGATTGGTAACTACAACCACTACTTAAATATGATCCGCGATGTGACAGGTATCAATGAGGCTAGAGATGCATCTACTCCTCATCCTGATGCATTAGTAGGTGTTCAGAAATTGGCTGCATTAAATTCAAACACAGCAACTAGACATATCCTTGAGTCAGGATTATACACTACTAAACGATTAGCTGATTGTTTATCAGTTCGTATAGCTGACGTATTAGAATACTCTGACTTTGCGGAAGAGTTTGCTATGCAGATTGGTAAATACAATGTAGCTATCTTAGATGATATTAAAGACTTATATCTTCATGACTTTGGTATCTTTATTGACCTTGCTCCAGATGAGGAAGAGAAACAAAGACTAGAGGCAAACATTCAGATTGCTCTTCAACAACAAACAATTGACCTAGAGGATGCAATTGACATCCGAATGATCAATAATGTTAAGTTGGCTAATGAGATGCTTAAAGTTAAACGTAAGCGTAGAATGGAGCAACAGCAGAAACAAAAAGAGATGGAATTCCAAATGCAAATGCAATCGAACATCCAATCTCAACAAGCTGCGTCTGAACAGAAAGCACAACTTATCCAATTGGAGGCACAATCTAAGATCCAACTTAAACAAGCTGAAGCTCAATATAGAATTCAAGAGATGCAGGCAGAAGTTGAACTTAAACGTCAATTAATGGATGTCGAGTTCCAATACAACATGCAATTAAAAGGCATGGAAGGTCAGGTTATCAAGGAAAGAGATATGGATAAAGAGAAGGCAAAAGACAAACGAGTTGACTTGCAAGCTACACGCCAATCTGAGTTAATTAATCAAAGACAAAACAATTTACCTCCTAAGAATTTCGAGAGTACTGAGGATAGTCTTGATGGATTTGACTTAGAGTCTTTTGGACCAAAATAGACGTAAGTAAATAATACTTAACTTTGTAACAATTAAATCTAATTATAATGAGTGAATTTACAGTAAGAGCTGTAGACTTTGAAGAAAAGTCACTAGCTGAAAAAGAAACAGAATTATTAAAGGCGCATGAAGAGCAAGTGGAGGAAACTCCAACAATTGATCTTTCAAATGTTGAAACACCAACAAATGCACCTATAGATACACCTCCGGCAAACGAGCCGGTTGAATTAGACGAATCTACTGTTGTATCTTACTTAGGTAAGAGATGGAATAGAGAAATTAATTCATTAGATGATTTAGCTGAGCAACGTTCAGTTAATGAAGATCTACCTGAAGACGTTTCCGCATTCCTTAAATACAAGAAAGAAACTGGGCGTGGTATTGAAGACTTTATTAATTTAAATAGAGACTACAACACCATGGATCAGGATACTTTGCTTCTTGAATATAATCGAGAACAAAACAAAGGCCTAGACTTAGAAGACATTAAGTTTGATTTGGAGGCTAAGTTTGGTTACGATGAAGATTTTGATGACGAAAAGGAAATCAAGAAAAAACAAGTAGCAAAGAAAAAAGAGCTTGCTAAAGCTAAGGAGTATTTTAATCAACTGAAGGATCAGTACAAGGTTCCGCTTGAGTCAAGGGAGACCTTTGTTCCACAAGAAGAGAGAGATGCATACGAAGCTTACAAGAAACAAATAGAGTCTGGAGCTGAAGCCCAGGAAGACCAAGCAAAGAAGTCGAAGTATTTTGCTGACAAAACAAATGAGTTATTCTCTGATAAATTCGAAGGTTTCGGATTCAATATTGATGAGGGTAAGAAAGTTGTTTACACACCAGCAGATGCTAAGTCTTTGATTCAAGAGCAATCTAACTTATCGAACTTTGTAAATAAGTTCTTAAATGAAGAAGGTTACTTGAAAGATGCGGAAAGCTTCCATCGTGCAATTGCTGTTGCCTCAAACCCTGAGAAATTTGCTAAGTTCTTCTATGAGAAGGGTAAAGCAGAGGCCGTTGATGGGATTGCTAAAGAATCAAAAAATATTGATATGGTTCGACAAGCACCCCAAGTAACTAATAAAGCTGAGGGTCTACAGGTTAGAGCGTCCGAACCTAGCGGTTTTGGTAACAGATTAGTTATTAAAAGTAAAAACAAAAATTAGAAAAAATGGCTGGTATTTTAGCAAGCACTCCAGGAGTAAGTTTAACTCCAAGTGCACAAAAAATTGCTGTCTCTGATAACTACATCACTGACTTCAATTTCTTAAATCAATTTCTTCCTGACACTTACGAGCAGGAATTCGAGCGTTATGGTAACCGTTCTATCGCATCTTTCTTGCGTATGGTTGGTGCTGAGCTTCCTACAAACTCTGACTTAATTAAATGGGCAGAGCAAGGTCGTCTTCACACTAAATACACTAACGTTGTTCCTACTGATGCTGATGGTACGGATACTGCAGTATTCACTATGGCTAGTGGTGAAGTTTGTAATTTCCGAGTAAACCAAACTGTATTCTTGTCTTCTCAGACAGTTGCTGCTAACTCAGCTAAAGCTGTTATTAGTGCAGTTGCTTCTGATGGATCTACATTTACAGTTAAGTTCTATCTTGCTTCAGGATCTCCTTTTACTCAAACTACTGAACTTGTAACTGCATTTGTTTATGGTTCTGAGTTCCGTAAAGGAACAAATGGAATGGACGGATCTTTAGAGGCTAAAGATGAGTTTTTCGATGTTAAACCAATCATCATCAAAGATAAATATGCAGTATCAGGTTCTGATATGGCACAAATCGGATGGGTTGAGGTAACAACTGAGAACGGAGCTACAGGATACCTTTGGTATATGAAGTCTGAGCATGAGACTCGTTTACGTTATGAGGATTACTTAGAGATGTCAATGGTAGAAGGTACTCCTGCTGAAACAGGATCTGCTGCATTAGCTTACTTGTCTCCTTCAACTGCAACAACGTTTGCTGGACAAGGACCTGCATCTACTGCTGCTGGTACTAAAGGTTTATTCTACGAAATTGAAGATCGTGGAAACGTTTGGTCAGGTGGTATTCCATCTGCATTGTCTGACTTCGATACAATCGTACAACGTTTAGACAAACAAGGAGCTATCGCTGAGAACACATTGTTCATCAACCGTCAG